CATACTGTTTGTATAACACACATTAACGCACAAAAAATAAAAAGATTAACCAGCTTTTACACTGATTAATCAATTTATCTACGGTTTACTAAACTAAACTGCCTCAACCCATCTCAAATCTGTTTCTTCTCCAGTTGATAGGTTCATTACTGGATTATCAGACAATCTAAAGCCAGGCATCTTATCACCTCTATTTAGTTTGTCCTGTAATTGTTTTATTGTAGGATGATCTGCCTTCATTACTTGACCTGTCTCTGGGTCCATTAGGCTTAACACACCAAAGCTAATGTTGGTCTGCTTTCTACTTGCCACTTTTAAACCGGCTATAGTAGTTTCAGATTGTACCATTGGTACGTCTGATACAATAAGTGTTGCACTGTTAGTATTCTGATTGATACTAAACTTTCTAAAATAAACTGCTGTTTGCATAATAAATGTATTTAATGAATAATTATTTTATGTATAAATGTATACGTATTATAGGTGGGGAGAAGTGAAAGAGGAAGGAAGCAGTGAATATATACAATAGGATTGTATGGTCTATAGCAATAGGATGTAAATGTATACCCTAAAGCAGTAGAACGTTTAAAAGAGGTGTGCTGTTACACACACCCCTTGTTCCTGATTAGGCTTGTTCAACCCAGAACAGGTTCTGGTTCTCTTCACCAGTCTGTAGATTAACTACCTTTTGCTCACTTAACCTGAAGCCAGCCATCTCATCACCAAGGTTGAGCTTTTGCCCAAGAGCTTTGATTGTTGGATGAGAACTCTTCATCACCTGATTAGTTTCAGGGTCTATCAGAGATAACACACCAAAGGAGATGTTCCCTTGTGTTCTTGTAGCAACAGACAGACCAGCAAGAGTAGTCTTGTTGTTTGACATTGGAGCTGAGCTCACGATGATTGTTGCTGAGCCAGTTGACTCATTGATGTTTAGTTTTCTAAAGTAAACCATAATTTAAAGTATTTAAAAAATTAATTAAAATTGTGGAACATTACAGGGGTACCCCCAACCACAAACACTAGGTGGGGAGCAGTTCAGTATGGCATCTCAAGCACGCTAAATATATAATTTTGCCAGGGCCGGGATGGGGGTATACAAACTTTTTTACTCAAGTGGGGGGTATGTTATGACGGAAAAATTTTTATAGGATTTATAAAATTAGTATATTGTTTCTATAGACGCAGTTTAACTTAAAAATGAAAACATGGCAAATTGGGATGACAACAGTGGGGAGGATAATAAAAATGGACTGACTGAAATAGAGCAAATGCAACTAGACGCAGTAATGCTTGAGACAGCATATAACAATTCCTATTTAGTGCTAACTAATCAAATAACATTTGAAGACTTGTTGACTGATAAATTTACAAAAGGGGGCGAAGCTGTTATGGCATTTGATCCAACTGAAGGGCCAATGCAAGAAGAATTAGAAAATATGATTAGTTATTATATTGAAGAGGAAGCTTATGAGAAGTGTGCTAAGCTGCAGAAACTCGTAAATAAAATATACCCACAAAGTATAAATGAGTAACAATGGCAACAAAAAAGAAAAAAAGTACTGTAAATAGTTCGGGTAATTACACAAAACCGGAAATGCGTAAAAGATTATTTAATTCAATCAAAGCAGGAAGTAAAGGTGGAGGTGCTGGACAATGGTCTGCACGTAAAGCTCAAATGCTAGCTAAACGTTACAAAGCTAACGGAGGAGGATATAAAACGAAGAAGTAATGGCAAAGACTAAACAACAAAAAAGCCTAAGTAGATGGACTAAACAGAAATGGAGAACGGCAAGCGGAAAGAAGTCTTCTGAAACTGGAGAAGTATACGCACCCTCTAAGACTATATCTAAACTCAAAAGTACTAAGGAGGGTAAAAAGAAATTAGCAGCAGCAAACGCAAAGAAAAGGGCAGCCACTAAGAAAGGTAAACAACACGCAAGCCACGGTTTACATAAAGGAAAGAAAAGATAATGGCAACACCAAGAAAAGGAAAAGCAAAAGTTAAAGTAACTAAGTCTGGTAAGAAAGTAAGTTACGGACAAGCTGGAAAAGCTAAAGGTGGTGGACCAAGAGTAAAACCTGGTACATCAAAAGGAGATAGTTACTGTGCTAGAAGTTTAGGTATTAAAAAAAGAGTATCTGAGAAAAAAAGAAATGATCCAAATACACCAAACAATCTATCTCGTAAAAGATGGAAATGTTCTGGTGCTAAGTCTAGAAGGTAAATGATTGAAGTCATAAAACATACATTAGGCATATGTGGAGAGCATTGGCACCCAAATATATTTACAGCAGTTGCGTCAGCACCAGTAGTTACTACTGCAGTATATTATATCAAATGCAAGTGTGGAGGTTGGTTTAGCCATAAGAAGGAATGCAAAAATAAATAGTCATGACAGAAGCAGATTTAATAGAATTAGGATTTACTAAACAAATACAGGACACATGTTGTGATCCTCAAACTTATACGTTTTACAAAACAGTTGGTAATAGCTCACCATTTATTACACCAGACAGTACTACTATTGATAATGATAATTGGCCAGTAGAAAATTATGCTATCAACTTTAAAACGTACATCAAATCGGATCTAGTTGATATGATGAACCTTATGGAAAAAAATCCGTTATTTCCACCGGAATAAAATAAAACGTCTTTAAACTTTTGAAATTTAAACTATTTGTATATATTTGTACTAATGTTTAACTTTAAAACCAAAAGAAATGTCAGACGTTAAAAAATTAAATCCTGAACTTCAGGATAAAGATCCTCAGTTAACAAAAGAAGAGTTAGCTAGCCGTAGAGAAGAAATTACAGCATTTTACAAAGACAACATCCCACATCTTACTGTTCAAGCAGAATATGAGGAGTTATTAGCTACCATTGATAAAGCTAGAGCAGAAAGACTGCAAGCTCAAATCTTTATGGCACAAGCTGCAGCCCAACAACAAAGTGCAGAAGGTCCATCAGAAGATGAGAAAGAGTTCAAAGCCGCAATGGAGAAAGCAGCAACTAATGTAGAATAACATGAGACTGCTAAAAAAAGGTGATACGGGCAATGATGTAAAAACTTTACAGCAAAAGTTAATGATCTCTCCTGATGGAGTATTTGGACCTAAAACAGAAAAGCATGTAATTAGATTTCAATTATCTCACAGTTTAGCTTCTGATGGTATTGTAGGTTCTGATACATGGGCTATTTTACTTCAAAAGGGACCACAAGTAACAGAAGATATTGATGAAGATACTGATTCATCTAAGCAATACTTTAATACTCCTTTTAATCAGATAATACATAAACATTATCTACCAGAAGGAGAATACTTAAAAGGACCTATTAAGAATGAGTATGTATTTTTACATCACACAGCAGGTAATGACAATCCTTATAGATGCATTGATCACTGGGGAAGAGATAGCAGAGGGAGAGTAGCTACTGAATTTGTATTAGGTGGAATTAACCATAGAAATGGAAATGATGATTATAACGGAGTTATGGTTCAAGCATTTCCTGAAGGATGCCAAGGATGGCACCTTGGAAGAACTGCTTCTGGTTATATGAACCGTCATTCTGTAGGATTAGAAATATGTAATATGGGTTATCTTGATAATAATAATAGAACATACGTAAAATCATTGTGTCAAAGAGAACAAGTGATAGGTTTACAAGAAGCTTTTAAAGGTAAACTATTATGGCATGCATACTCTGAGAAACAAATAAAAGAAACTGAAAAGTGGATTAAGTTTGTTGCTGAAAGAGATCAAATAGATATTAGATTAGGTTTAAAACAATATATCAAAAAGTACGGGCCTTCAAAAGGTTTTGATTTTCAGGAAGATGCGTACTATGGTAAGGTAAAAGGATTACTGACTCACGGAAATGTTAGAAGTGGTAAGTCAGATATATATCCTCATCCTGACATGGTTGATATGATAATGAGTTTATAATGGCGTTAGTAAATAAAGTAGATTTAAAATTGAAAGTAAGTATTGATTCATCAATAAAGTATCAAATACTTACGTACTGTTTTTTTAATGATATAATAATATCTAATTCAGATATTAAGTTTTTATGTGAACTAGCAAAGAATAAAGGTGTAGAGCTTACTAAATTCTGTTTGGACCTAGTATCTAAAAATATATTTAAAAGCCCACAATCAGCTAGAAATGCAATAACAAAGGCTGAGAAAAAGGGATTACTAATCAAAGATGGTAATAATAAAAAAACAATTTCTTTAAATAAAGATATTAATGTTCAGTCAGAAGGTTTAGTATTACTTGATTATAAAATCTTAGGCAATGTATCCCAAGTCTCATAAAGATTTTAAAAAAGGTATTGCTGAAGAGGTAGGAGTACATGAGCAAGTTGTAGATGACTTTATTTCTTTTTATTACTCTAAGGTAAGGAAGTCATTATCAGATATATCATTCCCTAGAGTTTATGTGGAAGGATTAGGTACGTTTGAACTAAGAATAAATAAGTTAGAAAATGCTATCCTCAAAAACAAAAGTCTGTTGGGTAACATAGCTAAAAGAACTTATAATGGATATGCAAAAAGTGAAGATGTATCTAAAAAAATAAGACAAATGGAAATAGCAATGGATCAAATACAAAAAGATATTAAAGAAAAAAAGAAGTTTAGAAATGAAAGGTAAATGGAGTAAGTATCTTGACGTATTTAAAAATGCTGATAAAATTGCAGAAGGAATTAAGAATAGCATTTTTAAAAAAGAGCATGTTGAAGCAGTAGCAACTGATAGATTTCAAATATGTGTAAAGTGTTCTTTGTTTGATGCTGGAGGAGATAAATGTATTGCACCAGGTACCCAACCGTGTTGTGGAGATTGTGGATGTAGCTTAAGCTTTAAAGTAAGATCTTTATCTTCAGAATGCCCTAAAGGATATTGGGATGCATATACAACAGAAGAACAAGAAGAAATAATAACTAAACAAATAGAAGGTGAAGAATTTAATAATTAACTATGTATACAATGACCATGTTACTAATATTACTATTGGTGAAACAAATTCTTATTGGTATACAACAATAGCATAACTATGGGACTAAAATTTATAGAAGAAGGACATGTGTATGAAAGCACAACAGAAGAAAAAATAAAATGGACTAGCGTCACTTCTTTGGTGGGTAAATTTAAACCTAAGTTTGATAGAGATGGTCAAGCAAAGAAATCATCTAAAAATAAAAGATCTAAGTGGTATGGTATGACTCCAAAAGAAATCATAGCAGCATGGGATGGTGAGACGGATAGAGCAATCAAACTAGGTAACTTTTATCATAACCAAAGAGAATCTGATATGTTAGATCTAAATACAATAGGTAGAGAAGGTGTGGAAGTTCCTATCATCAAACCTATTGTTGATAATAAAGGAACTAAAATAGCACCAGAACAGAAGGTTTCTGATGGTGTATATCCTGAACATTTAGTTTATTTAAAATCATTAGGAGTTTGTGGTCAAGCTGATTTAGTAGAAATTGTAAATGGTAAAATAAATATTACAGATTACAAGACAAATAAAGAAATAAAAGAGAAAGGATTTACAAACTGGGAGGGTATAACAAACAAAATGTTTAGACCAGTTAATCATTTAGATGATTGTAATCTTAATCATTATAACTTACAACTCAGTATTTATGCGTATATTATTAAAAAGCATAACCCTAAACTTAAAGTAGGTAAACTTATTATTCAGCATGTAAAGTTTAAGAAAGTTGGAGAGGATAAAAATGGATATCCTATAAATGAGCATGTAAATGGCGAGCCTGTATTAGAAGATATAAAAATTTATGAACTTCCATATTTAAAAGATGAAGTAACATCTTTAATGATGTGGTTAAAAGATAACCAATAATGAAAGAGTATATAGCAGCAGTAGAAGTGCAATCTAGAAAATCAAAAGTACCTACAGATTTTAGATTTGAAGAAACAAAAATACGTATTGATCTTAATAAAATAGTATGGTTTAAAGAGTACTTTCACGTAGCAACAAATAAGTTTCAAGACTCACACACTGAAGTATTATTATTTGGTCAAAGTAAACCAATAATTTTAGTGATTGGTTACAACAAATTATGGGAAGATATAATTAAATCTAAAGAAGTATGATAGTAAAATTATTTGATATACAAAATAGCAAGTTAGTTGTAACAGAGCATTGTTATGCACTTCCATTTCTTAAAAGTATTATGGATGAGTATCCTGATAGTTACATTAAAGTATATCAGTATATATTTTATTTAAGTTGTCCTGATCCAGATCTAAATCCATTTTTTAATTTACCTGAACATGAAAAGGAAGATATTATTATAGATGAGATTGAACTAGAAGAATCTCCAGAAGATGGTAAGATAAGGTATGCGTTAGACATGTGTAAAAAGCTATATGAAACTCCCACATACAGAGCTTACGTGGGTATTAAGGCCATGTTAGACAGACTTGCACGTTATATGGAGGTTACCCCTATAGAACATGGTAGAGATGGTAATATGAACTCTATGATTAATGCAGCAGCTAAATTTGAGAATATAAGACAATCATATAAAGGAGCATATACTGATATGAAACAAGAACAGGAAAGCTCAGTAAGAGGGGGTGCAGGTCTTGCTTATGATCAACTCTAAAAAAGAAACCCAATACATTTTTTGTTATTGGGATGAACCAATTAATAATCAAATAAAAATCAAAGATGAAAAAACAAGTAGTAATTCCAGTAGGCAAAAGGTTACTGATAAAAAGAAAAGCGGCAGTAACAAAGACAGCATCAGGTCTAATAATACCTGAGATAGCACAAAAGAGAGAGTTTAAAGGAACTGTTGTTGGTGTAGGTGCTGATGTTGCAGAAATTAAAATAGGTGATGAGGTACAATATGCTGATCATGCTATGCCTACCCCAATGGAACATGATGGACAAGAGCATTTATTATTGCAATCTGGTGATGTGTTTGCAATTATAAGATATGAGTAGAACTATACCTACATATGATTCAGGTAATTGGTCTGTAACAGAGTTTGAGAATGATTCTGATTTTCAGGAATACATATACTCTTTATTCAAGGAGCCGGGTGAATATGAATTTGATGAAACAAGTTATATATTCAATGAAGAAGCTAAAAGATTTAATAAAGAAGGTTTATATTGTAGTTCTCCTTTTAGATCAAAAGACTTCATGTATTATTGGGATGATCAGAAGAACAAATGTAGGGAAGGTGTAATTTACAAGAATAAAGATAAGACTTGGTATTTAACTAGGGATTATTATATGTGGTTAAATTTTCTACCAATATTTGATAAAGAAGAAAAAAAATATGGTTTTGCTAAAGTTAGAGATGCACAATATCATATGGCTTTGTATGAACTATTAGCAGAGCTAAACAATCAACATTCAGCAATATTAAAAAAACGTCAGATTGCTTCTTCTTATTTCCATATGGGTAAGATAATTAATACGTACTGGTTTGAAGAAGGTAGTACGTGTAAAATTGGAGCATCATTAAAAGATTATATTAATGATAAAGGTTCCTGGAAATTTCTAGAAGAATACAAAACCTTCTTAAACGAACATACAGCTTGGTATAGACCTAGTAATCCTGAGAAAGTATTATTATGGCAACAGCAGATAGAAGTTAAGGTAGGAAACAGAAAAACTTCACGTGGTTTAAAATCTAAAATACAAGGTGCATCATTTGAGAAAAATGCAACAACTGGTGTAGGTGGACCATGTTCATACTTCTTTCATGAAGAGGCAGGTATAGCACCAAAGATGATGCAAACTTATGAGTACCTACGCCCTGCAATGTCTTCAGGTATGGTTACTACAGGAATGTTTATTGCAGCAGGGTCAGTTGGTGATTTGGAACAATGTAATCCTTTAAAGGATATGATACTTAATCCAAATGCTAATGATATATATGCTGTAGAGACTAACCTTATGGATGCAGAAGGCACAATAGGGATGGCTGGTTTATTTATACCAGAACAATGGTCTATGCCTCCATATATTGATGCTTATGGAAACTCAGAAATAGAGGAAGCAGTTATAGCTATAGACAATGAAAGAGCAAGATGGAAGTCTGAATTAGGACCTGAACAGTTTCAATTAAGAATATCTCAGAAACCAAAAAATATAGCTGAAGCTTTTGCATATAGAAAAGCATCAGTTTTTCCACAAGGTATATTGTCAAAACAATTAAAAAAGATTGAAGAAAAAGAATATTCCTATGAACTATTAGATCTTGAAAAAGAACAAGATGGTATTGTAGCAAAACGTACAACTAAATTACCTATATCTGAGTTTCCAGTTAAGAAAAAACAAACAGATAAAACTGGATCTATAGTTGTGTGGGAAAGACCTGCTAAGAAAAAACCAGACTTTGGAGCATATTATGCTTCTATTGATCCCGTGTCAGAAGGTAAAACAACAACTTCTGATTCTTTATGTAGTATATATGTTTACAAAAATGCTACTGAAGTTACTAGAACAACTGTTTCTGGAGACATAGAACAGTTTATAGAAAAAGATAAAATTGTAGCAGCATGGTGTGGAAGATTTGATGATATAAATAAAACACATCAAAGGCTAGAATTAATAATAGAATGGTATAATGCATGGACCATTGTTGAGAATAATATATCATTGTTTATTCAACATATGATTGCTAGAAAAAAACAAAGATACCTTGTACCTAAACAACAAATACTTTTCTTAAAAGATCTTGGTTCTAATAGAACAGTTTATCAAGAGTATGGATGGAAGAATACAGGTACTTTATTTAAAAGTCATTTGATATCATATGCAATTGAATTTATAAGAGAGGTTATAGATGAGGAATTAGATGATGATGGTGGTGTAATGAATCAAACATTAGGTATAGAAAGAATACCAGATCCTATGCTAATTAAAGAAATGTCTGCATATTACCCTGGACTTAACGTGGATAGATTAGTTACGTTTGGTGCACTTATTGCTTTTGCCAAAATACAACAATCAAATAGAGGTTATACTAAAAGACGTGAATCAGAAGGAGAATCTTTGGTAAATTCAGAAAAAATAAGTAAATTAAAGTATACCAGTGCGTTTAAAAATATAGGCCGTAGTAGATCTGGCTTAGGTGGTAATAGAAGACGCTCAGGTTTTAAGAATATTAAATAGAATCTAGATGAGAGTATTAAATGCAATGCAACTTAAGAACGGTGCTAAGGCAGAAAGTGGACCAACATTTTCTAGTTTAACGCAACCTACACAGTTTTTAACATATAAAAAGAAAACTGATGATTGGGCTGCATGGAATTTAGATTGGCTTGAATTGCAGGGTATAGAATTTTTACGTATCAATTCTAGACGCTTACTTAAAAACTATAAGCTTGCTAAAGGTATTATTGATAAAACAGATTATATTGTAGAGCCAGATAATGACTATAAAGATATGATGGATGTTTTAACTGCTGAGAATGAGTCAGCATTGGAATTAAAATTTTATCCAATTGTACCCAATGTAATAAACGTTCTTACAGGTGAGTTTGCTAAAAGATATTCTAAAGTACAATTTAGAGCTGTTGATGATACATCTTATAATGAAATGCTTGAGCAAAAAAGAGTTCAAATTGAAGAAACATTACTTGCTGAAGCAGAGACTAATTTAGTTTTGAAGATGGTAGAAATGGGTATGGACCCAAGTTCTAAAGAAGCACAGCAACAACTTAATCCTGAAACATTAAAAACTTTACCAGAGATAGAAGACTTTTTTAGTAAGTCATATAGAAGTATGGTTGAAGAATGGGCATCACATCAATTAAATGTAGATGAGGAGAGATTCAAAATGCAGGAGTTAGAAGAAAGAGGCTTTAGAGATATGCTAATTTCTGACAGAGAGTTTTGGCATTTCCGTATGTTAGAGGATGATTATGATGTTGAGCTATGGAACCCTGTATTAACATTTTATCAAAAATCACCTGATCAAAGATATATATCAGATTCAAATTATGTAGGTAAAATAGATTTGATGACTGTATCTGATGTTGTTGATAAGTATGGATACTTAATGGATGAAAGACAATTAACGTCTTTACAAAAGATTTATCCTGCAAGATCAGCACAATATCAGGTTAATGGATATCAAAATGATGGATCATATTATGATGCTACAAGATCTCATGAGTGGAATACTCAAATGCCCGGTCTAGCATACAGACAATACACTAGTAATTATTGGAATGACCCAGCAACAGGTGGGGATATTATAAGTGAAATACTAGATCAGAGTGAAGACATGACTCCATTAGATGAAGGAAATTTAATGAGAGTATCAACTATCTATTGGAAGACTCAAAGAAGAATAGGTCATTTAACTAAAATAGAATTAGATGGTTCTGTTACACAAGAGATAATAGATGAGACATTTAAGATAACTGAGAAAGCTGTATATGATACATCAATATTCAAAAACAAATCTAAAGAGAATCTTTTACAAGGTGAGCATATAGATTGGATATGGATTAATGAAGTATGGGGTGGTGTTAAGATAGGTCCAAATTTACCAGCAATGTGGAGATCAACAATGGGTGATAATATAAATCCTATTTATGTTGGTATTAATAGAACTAAACCTGGAAGAATACCTTTTCAATTTAAAGGTAATAACACACTATATGGTTGCAAACTTCCTGTAGAAGGAAGAGTTTTTTCAGACAGAAATACAAAGTCTACTTCTTTGGTAGATTTAATGAAAGCGTATCAAGTTGGATATAATATGGTTAATAACCAAATTGCTGACATTCTAATAGATGAATTAGGAACAGTAATAATGTTTGATCAGAATGCTTTACCACGTCACTCTATGGGTGAAGACTGGGGCAAGAACAATTATGCAAAAGCATACGTAGCAATGAAAGATTTTCAAATGCTACCTCTTGATACATCTATTACTAATACTGAGAATGCAACTAACTTTAATCACTATCAAACTCTAAACATGGAGCAGACTAGTAGATTAATGTCTAGAATTCAACTTGCAAATTATTTTAAACAACAATGTTTTGATGCTATAGGTATTAACCCACAACGTCTTGGAGGAGCTGTATCAGCTCAAACGGCTACAGGGGTAGTACAAGCTATGCAACAATCATATGCACAAACAGAGATGTATTTTGTACAGCACTCTGATCATTTGATGCCACGTATTCACCAGATGAGAACTGACTTAGCACAATATTACTATAGTACTAATCCAAGTATTAGATTACAGTATATATCTACAGAGGCTGAGAAAGTTAATTTTACAATTAATGGTACAGATTTATTACTTAGAGATTTTAATGTATTTGCAACTACTAAGACTAACCATAGAGCTATCTTAGAAAACTTAAAGCAAATGGCATTGACTAACAATACTACTGGAGCAAGTATATATGAGCTTGGTAATATTGTTAAAGCTGATAATATAGCTGAAGTATCAGATATACTAAAAGACTCTGAAGCAAGAGTTCAAGCACAAAGGGAGCAGGACATGGCACAACAACGTGAAATGCAAGAGCAACAAATCAAAGCTAAACAACAAGAAGAGCAGCAGAAGTTGCAAGTTGAAATGGCAGAGAATGAAAAAGACAGAAGGAATGATGTATTGTTAGCTGAGATTAGATCAGCTGGATATGGTTCTATGGTTGATTTAAATGAAAACAAACAATCTGATTATCAGGATGCTATGAAAGATATTAAAGAAACTACCCAGTATAGAGAACAGATGAATTTTAAACGTCAAGAAAGTGCTACAAAATCTGTTCAAGAAAATGCTAGGTTGGGTGTTGAAAGAGAAAAGATTGCTGCTCAAAAACAAATAGCTGATACTAAACTACAAATTGCAAGAGAGAATAAAAACAAGTATGATGTAAAAAATAATAAGGATAAAAAGTAGTGTTAGCTATATACTGCTAAAAACTTTCACTATTCTTAAAATATTTTAAGTTTAACTTGGTAATTATAACAGAAACATTTCTTATATTATATATGTAACAAGATATTAATTATTAAAACCAACATAATTATGAGTACAACAACACAAACACAACCTGTGAAAAGTAACGTAGCACAAAATGTAGAAGTAAATTTAGATGAAATATTTAATGCTGCCCCAAGCGGTGCTGATATGATTCAAGATAACAAACAACCTAAGAATATTTTTTCAGGGTTACAAGAGAAAGCAGATATGAGTTTTGCTGATCCTGATGATGATGGTGCAACAGATGTATTAGCAAAGTCAGAAAAAAAGGATGAAGCTACAGAAGAAATAACAGATGAATCTGCTCAAGAGGGTGCAGAAGAAAAAACAAAAACTTCAACAGATAGCGTTGAAGAAATCTTTGGTGAACTTGGACAAGAGGAAACTGAAGAAGAAGTTGAAGCAAAAGAAAAAAGAGGAAGAAAATCTATTAACGGTATATCAGATGTATTTGGTAAGTTGATTAAAGATGACAAGATTGTTCCTTTTGATGATGAAAAAGATTTAGAAGATTATTCTGCTAAAGATTGGGAAGAGTTAATTGAAGCTAATCTAGAAGAAAAAGCTAGACAGGTTAGAAGTGAAACTCCTAAACAATTTTTTAACAGCTTACCACAAGAATTACAAATTGCTGCAAGATATGTAGCTGATGGTGGTAAAGATTTAAAAGGATTGTTTACTACTTTGGGTCAAGTTGAAGAAACTAAAAGTATTGATATTAAATCAGTTTCTGGACAAGAAAGAGTAATCACAGAATATTTAAGTGCAACCGGTTACGGAACTGCAGAAGATATTCAAGAAGAAATAGAAATTTGGAAAGACTTAGGTAAGCTTGAAACTCAAGCAAATAAGTTTAAACCAAAACTTGATAAGATGCAAGAAAAGGTTGTTGCTCAAAAGCTTGAAGAACAAGATCTTAAAAAGAAACAACAAGAGAACGCATCTCAAGCATACATGAAAAATGTATATGAAACATTAAAAGAAGGACAATTAGGTGATATCAAAGTAGATAGAAAAACTCAAGCCATGTTATACAATGGTTTAGTACAACCTAATTATCCATCAGTAAGTGGACGTAATACTAATCTATTAGGACACTTACTAGAAAAATATCAATTTGTGGAACCTAATTATGGATTAATCTCAGAAGCTCTGTGGCTCTTACAAGACCCTACAGGATATAAAGCTAAGATTATGGATAAAGGTGCACAAAAAAGTGTTGAGAAGACGGTTAGAAAATTGAAAAGTGAACAATCAAATATTGGTGGTGCATCATTAGGTGTTAATCAAGCAGAAAAAGAATCTGTAAAGAAAAGTTCAAAAAGAAAAATTCAAAGACCAAACAACATATTTAAAAGAATTTAATTAAGTAAATTAAATATAAACAGAGTAAAACAATTATTAACAATTAAAAACAATCAAAAATTATGGCAACTCCAGTTTTAAATAATGGGATTTTCCTACGTGATACAAGCTACAAAGCTAGTT